TCCTCAAAGTTAGCGAATCTTAATCTTATAATTAAATATTTATCTCTGAAACTTTCTTGGTCATACCAATCTTTATCAATATCAATTACTAATGGATTAACTACTTTATCAATAGGATATTCTGATGCTACATTATTCCATGCTTTACTAAACATAGATATAAGATAATCAATTCTCATATCTCTGAAATCATTAATATGCCAATCTCTTTCTTTTCTATCTATAACTATTGATGTATTAGAATTAGTAGTTTGTTGCTCATAGTAATCAATAGGATTAGCTTGAGTATCTTTAACTACCATAGTTAATTCTCCTGATACTTGCCTACTGTTATACAGAGTTATATAGTTAAATGTTACATTTCTAATATCATAATAATCTTGGTTTGTAGCATCCCATGTTCTTGCATAAGTTTCTAATATTATATCCTGCCATATTCTTGTTGTGATAGGATTAGAAACAGATACAGTTTCAATAAGATGAGAGTACAATACATCATAGTATTTTTGATGACTACCTATTATATTATGCTTGTATATTGAGTTTGACTTAGATGAATAAAAAGTATAATGGTCACTATAATAAAACAATGGTAAGTAAGAATGGAATGATACCCAAGTATTACTTAATAATGAATAACTAATAGTATAAGATTTATCTTCAAAGAATATATCATTTGTAAGAGATACATTAGTAAAACTTGTGCCACCATTGTATCTTACAAATCTATTAGCATCAATATTAAAGTAAAGTTTACTAGGCACTAATCCTAAGTAACCTGCATCAATACTTATTATTTGAAAAGTAGCTACATAGTCAGGATTAATTAAGTAATCTCTTTTAGTCAATATAATCCTTTGATGTCTTGGGTCATATACACCATGAATACCTATACCATTAGGATTATTAGGATTGTTAGCATTAGGAAATACCTGACCTGTTAATGTTAAAAACTGAGTAGCTAAATAAGATAAAGTATTTTCAGTAAACCAATTATACATTCCTTGATTAGAAATATTCTGTATTCCTCCTTCACCCCCAACTAAATAAACTGCTTTTTCTATTTCAGATACATAAACTATACCTAATGGAGATTTAGTTACTGACCACTTATGTCTTGTACCTGCACTACCCATATCTGAATCTACTAACTTTCTTGGAGGTATTGAAAAATAACTACCTGTACCTAAGAATGTAACTATTTCATTTACAGTTTGTTGTTGTACATTTTGTGGTAAATTCCACAAACACTCTTCAGTAAAGATTAATAGGTTATTATTTTTTCTCAATAGGTCAGTAATACCACCATGTTCAGCTTCTATATCTCTGTAATTATTAGGAAGTATAACTCTAAAGTTATCTCCATTTTCTTCAGAGAAACTTTGTTCAGAATAATATACCCTTGTAGGAAAACTTTCTAAACAATTAGAACAACAATCATAAGTACTAACTAAAGGAAAATATATTTTTTCCTTAGCCATTCTTGAGAAATCTACATTGTAATGATAAGGTTCTGGACATGGTGCACCTCTGGGTAACCATTTTTCTTCATCATAACTAAAGTACATTATCTTTGCTCTAAAGTATTCAGCAGCAGGAATAGCTTCAGAAAATACTGCACCACATTCATTATTAGTACTTTGTCTTAATGCAGTATTAATTTCTGATTCTACATATACTCCTAACAAATATTCATTAGCATAAGCAGTAAAGCTATCTCCTGATGAAACTAAACCATCTAACTCATTATCATCAACAGTTTGGTCTAAATCAGTTTCTTTCATTGCGTTAACAGTACTGGCAATAGCAGTTGCTGTAATACCTATACTTGCTAAAACTATTGCTCCTATTAATAAAGGAGTAGCTGCACCAAAGGTTAATATTGTTAATACAGCTGCAGCTGCAATAGCTAATACTCCAAGGATACCACCTACAATACCATTGAAAAACTCTCTATATAGAGTATTAGTTAATTTGAATTGAGTTATATATACATCACCTGCAAATATATTAGGTTGAACAGTTTCACTACTAATAACACAATTATGCATTTTATAATAACTTATAGAATCTAAATTAGAATGAACATCTCTTTCTAATCTATAAGTAATGTATGGAATGTCATTATTATTTCTTGGTAATTGTCTTGTTTCAAGTACTTGAATATTATTTATTAATGAAGTATTATATATTCTATTACCTGGAGCAAAAGTATCTTCAAAAGATGCTCCATTCAAAGTCATTATATTATAAGTAGCATGATTAGTTCCCCCATTAGTATCATCAGTACCTGAGTAAAACTGACCTCTACATTCTATTATTGTATCAGTATCTACAATAAAAGAACCTACTCCATCTTCCTTAATATAAGATAATGCTTTCCTATCATATAAAAATTCTAATTCTACTTTAGTGTACTCAGGTCTTAAGTTTTGTCTTTGATATAAAAACTTAGGAGCAAATACATAATGATAATTACCACCACCAGTATTGTTTCTTGTAAAATATGAAAAAGTAATATAGGGAAATGAGTCAGTAGAAGTACCTCTCATTCTACCTGCTATACCTGAATCTAATATTGTTCTATTAAAATCATCTCTTTCAGCTCTAACAAAGTAATGACCTACAATATCAGGATGAGGGTATTCTACATTATCAAATTTAACACCTAATACTTTTAAAGTAGAACTATTATAAGGAACATCATAAGCAAATACTACACTATAAGTTACTGAAAAATCAGCAGCATAAGTAGTAAAGAAATCTCCTGAACCTAAAATAGCACTAATGTCAGTAGGACTATCTGCATTAATAGTTACAATGTTAGTAGTATAAACTCCACTTGAAAAGTCTGCTTCTTCTACATTAGTAATTATAGGGGTTTGAGGAACAAGATTAACTTCATAATCAGTAGTTAAATTTATATCAGGTACTCCTACAGGCCATGCAGTTAGTATTTCTATTCTAACTTGTATGTTATAATATGTTTCTACACCTGCATCATTATCTACATGAGGTTCTAAAGTACGAGAAGGAAACCTATGATGTCTTATGTTTTTATTTACTATTGAATTACCACAAAAATCTACTCCCCAATACTCTCCACCATCACATGATTCTAATTCAGGATAATAACTATTTGCACATTGCCAAAATGCCATTTGTCCTGAATCTCCAGGATTAACAGCAATAGCAGTTTCATATACTCTCCACTTTTCTACATAAGGGTTAGCATTATATGCTGTAACTAATGCAGGAATATTAGGAACTATATGTTCTATATCTTGATTCCAAGGGTCAACTATTTCATTATCAGGTGTAACTCCATATTCACTTACTATGTCTACACATTCATTATCTACCCAATCCCATCTTTGATTTACTGGTGGTCCAGGAATATGATAAGCAGGAGATTCAAATCCATCTTTAAAAACATATACAATACCAAAAGCATAAACTTCACCACCCATAAATCCTACACATTCAAAAGGAGATTTTGGATTTTTAGGATTACCTTCATCTAAAGCATTTGTATCTGCTACATCTTTAATGATATAATGAGATGCTATTTTAGATGCATACTTTTGAAATCCACAGAAGTTTACTTGTTTACCTTTAGTGTTAGCAACTAATAGTCTATTTTCTAATTGCTCTATATGTTCAGCATATTCAAGATTTAATTTACCTAATGTTATATCATTAGGTTCTAATTCTGTAAATCCATTAGGACTACCATTATATATAAATGTGTTTTGAGTTATAGGTATATTAGGAGATACTACTGCTGCTGTAACTAATCCTGTAAATGATGTAGCTCTGATACATGCTACTCTATACACAGCAAAGGAAGTATCTAAATTACTAATGCTTAATTGAATAGCTTTATTAGTAAGAACTGCTGTACCACCTAATGCATCAGATTCTAAGTTAGATGAACCAAATATATTTAAGTAAGGTAAAAATTGACTATCTAAATATATATTTACAGGTCTTGATATAGTAACCCAGTTTGTAGAATTACCATTATCATCTTCATATTGTATTGCAAAATTATAAGAACCTGATAGTAATTGTCCACCATTAACTATTTGAGCATCAGCAAAACAAGGTATTTGATATGGAGCAATTAATGAAAATAAATCACAATTCCATTTTTCTCCAACAAAGGGTCCAATAGGATTTTCTAACCATAATATATATGCTGCACTATAATAAGAGTCTAAACTATCTATGTTTACTTGCTTCATAGGATTTAACCCATCAGTAAAATAAAATATTCTTTCACAGCCATTCTTAACTCTATAAGTACAATCTATTTGATGCTCAATAGAAAATCCTAAACATTCTGAATTTAATATTTCAGTATAGGTACAGTCTTTAACTATACCTATTGCACTTGTACTTCCATTAACAGAAAATATTAATATCTCATTATTAATACTATAACAAGAACCTATTGGGTAAAATCCTAAAGGTAATGTCCAACATGTTTCATTACTCTTTTCATTATTCAATAAATTCCTATTACCATCATTAGTTTCATTGACAGCATTTAATGCATATCTATAACTTTCTTTAGGTTGGTCAACAGGATTATTATCCTGTATCATACCTTTATATGGTCTGTTAGTATTTTTTTCCATTAGATATATCTGTTATAGTAACCTCTGAAATAGTTTCTGAAATCTGGGTCATCAAATTTACGAGATTCTGGTCTGGACATTTTACCAAAGTATCCATAGTATCTTGTATTTCTTGGTAACAAGTATTGTCTTTGTTCAAGAATATTTTGTAATTGGTCAACACCTTTAGGCATCATAGCTCTATTACGAGCTTGTTTACAATACCAATGCCAGTCCTGTTCTGCCTTTTGTAATCTACCTTGACTACCTTCTCTTCCTGCATAAAAATCTCTTTCCATTAGTTTGTAAGTAATGTACTTTGTAAGTGCAGTAGTGTAAGCATAATGGTCAGGTATCATTGGATAACCCTGGTCATCAACTTGTTGTCTTACATAAGATACAGCTACTTGTCCTTTTTCAAAACTTAATCTTAGGGTATCACCATTAATAATAGTGTATTCATTAAACATACCTGAACCTTCAGAGTAAAGTTTTTCTCCTTCAGGATGTTGACAAACTAATGAATTAAAAAAGGTATGGTTAGTTAACCTTACTACTGAAAAACAGTTATTAAAAAGATAAGAGTTAGAGTAGTATCCTGTTTCATTTCTCATATCATAGTAAGGTCTATAATATGCTAACTCATATTCATTGATAGGTTGACCATCACAATCAAGAGCAACAGGAATAGGGTTAGTATTTTGAGATGTAGTTTGGTCAGAAGCAATAGCAGATGCTATAACATCTGATGGGCAAGCTCCACAACCAGTAATATCATCCCAACAAGTATTTCTTGCTATCTGAATAATAGCATGAAGTCCATTAGGTAACTCAGCTTGATGATTTCTAACTTCAATAAATGCAACAGCTTCTTCATAAATAGTAACAGCACCAATAGCTTCTAAAGCTTCTGCTGCCCACTCTATCATATCAGATTCATTAATACTTTGAATTGAACCTAAATCTCTTCTTAACTTACCAAATAATCTATTTACTGATGCATAAGGTGTAACTTCATTACTCATGTTTAGTAATATTTTTAACTTTTCTTGAATGAGGTGCAAACTTACCTTCTAATATATAATACTCTTTACCTTCTAGTATTTTCTTAAATAAATTAGCTTTACTTTTTCTGTTAGGAACATAAGTGTATAAATACTTATTAGTCATTAGTATAGAGTTTCTACTCCACATATATCTATATCTAACTCCATCACTATGCTCATTAAAATAATACACTCTTTGTTTTCTTTCTTCACAAGGTTTACATTCTTTCCATAACTTCTTAGTTGCTTGCCAGTTAATAGTTAATCCTTCAATGCCTTCTTCTGTTACTCTTGGTTTTAATTTCTTACCTATTATTTCTACTGCTCCTAATTTACTTGGCAAATATACACATTCTCCATCTAATATTGATTCCATTAAATATTCAGCAAAGCCATTTAATACAGATAAATATATTTTCTTATTTACTTTCTCTTCAGCTTCTTTCATGTAATACTTGAAAGAGGTAATAAATGTTTCTAACTTCTTTCCTTTACTCATGTTACTTATTTGTTTGTGATAGATTATCTTTAGAGTTATTAGATTCATCTTCTACTCCTGCTACAAATACTTGTAACAAACTTTGAACTGTAATTTCTATCATTGCATCAAACATTGAATTATCTAAATGAAACTCTCTATCATATATTGATATACATGGAGATTCAGCATCAGGACAATATGATGGAAAATGATATCCTTCAACAGGGTCATCTAATAATATTTCTATTCTGATTACTTCAGTTTCATTCTTAGCTGTAACATATAAGTATTCATTAGAAATGAAATAATCAGGTTTAGTAGCAGTATATTTATCAAATTGTTTATACTTTTTATCTTGCCAAGTTATTTCTGAAAATACTATATTACCATCTAAAGATGTAACACTTCTTATAATGTGTCCACTAATACCACTTACAGGAGTTGGTAATTGATGTTTAGTTCTGTAAATACAACAACCTAATGGTGGAATACAAGGACACTCATGTATAGGTGCTTTAATAAGTTCAACACAAGGTAATACCTGATAATTAGTACTGGCTATAAATTGTTTTTTAACTACTTTTTCATAAAGCAATCTTGCTCTTACAGTTTTTAACTTACTGTAAATATGTCTGTTAGTTAGTCTTCTATCATCAGCAGCAACACCTTTAGAATATAAAGATTGAACTCTTTGTATAGCTTCAATTACTTTCATTGATGTTTATATTTAAATAATCTTTTAAAACATTTGTAAAATCAAAACATGGTCTTACTTCATAAGTTCCATCATGCTTTAACCATATTATAAATCTTTCTTTAACTTCAATATTAACCTCTTCTAAAATCAATTGATAATAACTTAGTTGAATCTGATATTTATTAAATGCTGTATTAGCACTATAACTAAATGGTTCTAATAAAAATCCAAATTGTTTATCTAACTCTTCATTTGTTTTATAATCCATTATAACAGCATGGTCTTCTAAGTTATCCCACATTAGTAAGTCACAAGTACCTGCATAGTTATATTTTTCAGAATACATTTGTAACTCAGTATGTAATAAACTATATCTTCCTGTTGCTGTTAATTCTTCTAAAAATTCCTTTACCGCTTTTTGTTGATTATTTTGGGGTATAGAATCCTTTCTTTCCCACCACTTTTCTGCATATACATGTACTGAAGTACCATTGGTTGATGCAATGTTTCTTTTCTTTTCCCATTTCTCAAGAACTTGTTGAAGACTCTCTTTGCCTTTTTGTTCTTCCTTCTTTGCCCAATGTAGTTCATCAAAAGGAATACAATGTGATTTAACCATTGCAGAAACTGAAGGAAGTACTTTTTCATCAACTGTATATAGGTGTCTTTCTTCTTCAAATAAAAGTTTAGAAAATGAATTACTTATAATATTCAATACTTGCTTACTCATAAATAAAAAGATATTTGTTTTCATAACAAATATCTTAATTATTATTCATAGTTTTGAGTGAATGTCAATTATTCTTTTCTAATCTTTCAACTAAGTTTAATAGCTTTTTCATCAATGCTGTATTGTTTTCTATAACATGATTGTTAGAAGTAAGTGTTTCCATCAATGTGCTTCTATCTTCAACAAGATAATTTTCTAATCTCTTTTCTAACTCTACTATTCTTGTTTCATTCTTCCTATGCCACACAAAGAATTGTTTACCCATAAAATAAATAATGCCAATCATTAGAATAGCAAACACTCCTAATATACCATAGTTAGTTAGGTAACCTACTTCTTGGGGAACTTGTAAAAATAAGGATTTCATTTTAACATTAATGTTTATGGAATGATTTAAACTCAACTATTGGTAAATACTTTACCCACCAACAGTCTAAATTTTTGTTTTCAAATATTTGATAGAGTGGTAATATCCAATTTCTATCTGAATCTAATAAAGGAGTAAATGGTTTAAAGTCATCATAAAATTTATCAGATAGATATTTCTTTTCATCATTGTCTAATAAACCACCTAACATAGTTTTT